CTTTTGGGGCCAATTGACGCTCAACAATGGGAATGGCTGCTGTCAGGCTACATCTCTACTGGCCCGCGCATACGTTGGCGCTTGCTAGGTGCATACTTCCAGATCTGGCCCGGCGTTTCAGACAATGAGTTCTTAGGCTATGAGTATAGAAGCAATGGATGGGCCGAAAGCTCACTAGGAGTGGCTAAGACGAGCTTAACAGCCGACTCTGATACCTGCATATACCCAGACCGTTTAGTCGTTCTAATGACGAAACTGAAGTATTTTGAGGCTAAGGGCTTCGATACTACGGCTATGTATAGAAACTTCCTGACAGAACTTGAAGTCGTTATGGCTCAAGATCAGAGTTCAGCTAATCTATCGTTTGCTCCAAGACCGGGTACAGTCCTCATAGGATATGATAATCTGCCTGACACCGGCTACGGAACGCAGAACTAATGTTTCCAGCACAAAAGACCGCTGCACAAGTAGCTTCTGTACCTGCTCCAGTAGGTGGCTGGAATGCTCGTGATTCTATTGCGAACATGGAACCTACCGATGCTGTCGAGTTAATTAACTTCTTTCCATCCTATTCAAACGTAGTTCTACGCGGCGGGTACTCTAACCACGCCACAGGCATAACTGGTCAGGTTGAGACTTTGATGAACTACTCAACTGGCACGGGTGAGGAGCTGTACGCAATTGCCGGAACACAGATATATGACGTTACTTCTGCTGGTGCAGTAGGCGCGCCTGTAAAGGTAGGCTTAACAAACGCTCGATGGGAATTCATCAATGTCACGACTGGCGGCGGTAGCTATCTATACCTAGTCAATGGTGTAGACGCTCCATTGCTATTTGATGGCACTACATGGGCCTCTATTACCGCTGTATCGCCTATCGCTATAACAGGCGTTACAAGTACAACACTAGATAATATTACTCTGTTCAAGAACAGGGTATGGTTTACGCAAAAAGAATCATTAAAGGCTTGGTACTTGCCTACTAATGCAGTCGGTGGAGCAGCACAGGCCCTCGATTTAAGCTCTATTGCTAAGTTTGGCGGCCACATTACAGACGTGGCTACATGGACGATTGACGCTGGATACGGGGTTGATGACAACCTAGTATTTATTACAAGCAATGGCGAGGTCATCGTGTACTCAGGCACAGACCCAGCAAGCTCTGCTACTTGGGCATTGATCGGTGTATGGAAGCTAGGCGCACCAATTGGTGATCGCTGCTTCATGAAGTACGGCGGTGACATTCTAATCCTTACATACGATGGATTAATGCCTCTCGCAGCATCACTACAAAGCTCTAGGCTCGATCCGCGTGTCGCTTTGAGTAACAAGATACAGGGAGCGATTACAACCGCCACAACGCTCTATGCAGACCACTTTGGCTGGCAGATACATTACTCAGCTAAGAATAACGCTGTATGGGTAAATGTACCTGTCGATGAAGGCAACAATCAAGAGCAGTATGTAATGAACACGATTACAAAGTCTTGGTGCAAGTTTCAAGGCTGGGAAGCCAACTGCTGGGAATCGTTCGGAGATAATCCCTACTTTGGCGGCAATGGCGTTGTAGGCAGGGCTTGGGACACAACCTATGCAGACAATGCAACAGACATTAATACTAACGTGCTGCAAGCGTTTAACTACTTTGAGCAACGTGGTGTAAAGAAATACTTTACTAGAGCTAGACCTTCTATATTTACGGACGGGCTGCCTTCTATCCTAGTCTCAATGAACATTGACTACGATATATCTGACCCTACATCTGCCTTGTCTTATTCTCCTAGCTCGTACGGGTTGTGGGACATAGGCATATGGGATACGTCATCATGGGGTCAAGGACTGATGATTACTAATAACTTTCAAGGAGTTACAGGGATAGGGTATTGCGGCGGTATACACCTTAAAAGCGCATCTCAGACCCTACAACTTGAATGGGCGGCAACTGACGTAGTGTATCAAACTGGATGGGCTGGCATATAGTACAAGGCGATTCTGTTGGCGTCTGGGTAGCAGAACAGACCACGGGATCGTACCATTGCAATTCATCAGCTATAGGGCTGGAACGAGAAGGACAGATAGTTGCAGGGGTGATCTACGAGAACTTTATGGACACCACCATTACCTGTCATATTGCAGTAGCAGGGCGAATGAATAAGACATTCATAGCTGCAATATTTAACTACCCGTTTATAGTATGTAACGTAGAGAAGATAGTAGTACCGATCACTGAAGAGAACGATAAAAGCATTAAGCTAGTAAAGAATATGGGCTTCACTGAAGAGGCTAGAATAAAGAGAAGTAACGGTGATATGATATTTTTTACGCTGTTGAAAGATAAATGTAAATTTTTAGGAGGCAAGTATGGGTAAGAAAGCAACTCCACCGCCAGTACCAGACTATGGTGCAGCAGCTAAACAGCAAGGTACTGCTAACTTAGAGTCTGCTGTAGCTACGTCTAAACTATCTAACCCCAATACATACGGGCCATTAGGTAGTCAGGTAGTTACCTACGGCACTGGAGCAGATCAGTACACCCCAACCATTAGGCAGACACTTACGCCAGACGCTCAAGCTACTTTAGAAGCTCAACAGGGCGTAGAGAGATCACTTGCAGAATTAGGTCAGCAAGGTGTTGCACAAGCTAAAACCATACTAGGTACACCGTTTAATCCTAATCTGCCGGGCATTGATACAAGCATAGCAGAGTCAGTTTCACCAGTTAACCAAGCTACATACAACGCTGGAAGCGCACAGAGGTCTGTGGCTGGTCCTACTTTTCAGCAAGGTATAGATACGTCAGGAATAGCCGCAATGCCTGTTAACGCAGGGATGACTGGTCAGCAAGCAATTATGTCTAGGTTACAGCCTCAGTTAACACAGAATGAGAATGCAACAAGGCAGCGTCTTGCTAATCAAGGTCTAGTTACGGGTGGCGAGGCTTATGAGAATGAGATGCGTACTATGGGCCAGAACAGAAATGACTTAGAGCTACAAGCTGCTGCACAAGGTATCAATCTTGATGCAATGATGAATCAGCAAGGCTTTGGACAGGCTCAGGCTCAAGGACAGTTTGGCAATGAAGCCCAACAATCACAGTTTAACGCTGCTTTGCAGAATGCTGGCATGGGTAATACGGCGCTCCAGCAAGACTACCAGAATCAATTAGCTGCACAAACTGCACAGAACGCCGCTGTTGCACAAAACTTTAACCAGCAACTTAATTTAGCTCAATTTGGCAATGCAGCACAGCAACAAAGTCTTGAGCAGCAACTTGCGCTGCGTAATCAGCCACTGAATCAGATCACGGGCTTGATGAGTGGATCACAGATACAGATGCCGCAGTTTCAAGGCTTTCAGCCATCTAATGTTGCTGCTGCTCCGATCTATCAGGGTGTACAAGATACGTTTCAAGGTCAGATGGATCAGTACGGCATCAGACAGCAAGCTAAAAATAACCTTACAAGCGGCTTAATGAGTCTTGGCGGCGCTGGGGCTGGCGCTGCTGGTATGTTTGCATAATGTTAGGACTTGCTTTCTCAGGCGGTAAAGATTCTCTAGCTTGCTGGTATTTATATAAAGCTAAGAATCCTATCGTGTTATGGGTAAACACTGGCAAGGCTTACCCTGAGACATTAGCTATAGTAGAAGAGATTAGAGCAGAAGCAGTCGAATTCATTGAGATTAATGTAGATCAACAGGCTCAGATTGACGCTAATGGCATACCTAGTGACATAGTTCCAATTGCCAATACTGTACATGGAATGATTGTATCGGGTAAGAAGGATGTTCTGATACAGAGTTACTTAAACTGCTGTATGGAGAATATTACTCTACCGCTGCTTGAAGCAATGAAAAAGAGGGGCATTACTCAGCTCATCAAAGGGCAGCGTAATGATGAGTCATTCAAGGGCGAGTCTAGGCATGGAGCAGTTGTAGACGGTATAGAGTACATACAACCTATAGAGAAGTGGACGAGTAAACAGGTATTAGACTTTGTAGCAACGCAGCGCGGTCAACTGCCAGAACACTTTAGCTTAAACCATACAAGCCTTGACTGTTACGACTGCACTGGCTTTATGAAGGACTCAGCAGATAGGATTGAATGGACTAAAGTAAACCATCCAGAACTATATGATAAGTATGCGTTAAACATGAGCAAATTAAAGGGTACAATCATTCCAATCGTTGAGTTAATGAGGTAGTTATGGCAAACAGAATCGTAAATTTCCAGATGCAGCAACCGGGTGAGATGGCTAATCCACAGGTAGTAGGAGTGCAACAGCAGAACCGTTTGTCACTAGCTGAGAGACTTAGGAAGTATGGCCTAGATCAAGATAGTAACGGCCCACAATCGTTTGCAGATTCGTTTAATCAGCAAATGCGGAATCAAATGAGGCAGCCACAGGATGAGCCACAGACACCACAGCAGCAACAAGCTGGTCAAATTATGAAGAGCTACAACGCTAGTGGTGGTGGCTCTGAGATGGGATGGAAGCCAAGCGCACCTATGTCAGCACAGCGCGGAATGATGGGAGATATGGCAAGGGCTGGCGGTGCAATTAGCAGAGGTGCAAGCAATGCTGGTGGCGCTCTCAAGTCTGCTGCCGCTGGCTTTGGCAAACTTTTTGCATAAGGGAGATAGTCATGGCAGATAACCAATTCATTAATTTCAATTCGCAAGATGTTGCTGATATGTATCGGCGTAATCAGTACGCCAGAATGCTACAGGATCAGGCTAACGCACCCATTGAACGTGCTAGCTACAAGGGCATAGAAGCTCCTCTTCATCCAGTACAGGGCGTTGCTAAGATGGCTGCTGCTCTTCTTGCTGGCTACCAGCAGAATCAGATGGATGAAAGATATTCTAATGAGAAGGCTGCTGCTGAACAGAAGTTAGTTGCTGAACAAGAACGCAGTCAGAATGAGTTTAAGGAATATGGCGAACAGTATAACGACAAAGTCAGTCAAGGTTATTCTCCTGATTACGTCAACAGCCCTTCGAATTACGGCACACCACAAACTGTCTCAACACCACTTTCACCGCAACAGCGCCTTGCTGTCGCTATGAAAAACCGTATGAATCCAAATGAACGTATAGCATCTGATGCTCGTGCTGAGATTGAACAAGGCAATACTATGGCACAGAATGAGGCTAGGACTGCTGAGAGATTGGCAACGGAAGCAACAAGGCAGCGCGAGAGAAAGGAAGATATAAAGATTAGAGCTGATGAATTTAAAGCTCTTAGAGCAGAAGCCGCAGCAAAGAGTAATGCGCCAACTCGAAAAGAGCAGGTTGAAAAAAATCTGCAAGAAACAGCAAAAGATAACATAGAGGCAACATTAAAGAGAATGGATGCTAACTACAAAACATTAAGAGACATTGGCGGCATGAGAACTCAAACTGGGAATCCTCTTTCTAATCTTGCATCAGCAGTAGGAAGCTCCCTTCCTTATGTCGCACAAGGCAAGAAAGAATCTCTATTGAGAGAGTCATTAGACTCTGATTTGCAATCATTACTTATGCCAGCAATGAAAGCATCTGGGATGACTGCTCAAATGATGAATACCCCTGCTGAAGTGAATCGTTACATGAAAACATTAGGTGGAACAGGTATTTCATACGAAGGCAATCAGCCAATCCTAGAAAGATTGCATACAGAGCTAGTTGGTAGGCCAAACAATCCGTTCAATAAAGATTCAAGAATAAAATCTATTATGGATATGTACGCACCACCAAAGGTGAAATAATGGCAGACATTGAGAGAGCAAAAGCTGCGCTACTTGCTGCTCATGCAGCCGGAGATACTGACTCAGCACAACAACTAGCTGACTACATTCGCGCAGATCAGACAGTTTCTAAAGGGCCATCAGAATCTAGCTCTATGACACGCGGTAGAGGCGCTGGAGGCTTCACTGGTGGCGCTTTAAGCGCATTGCAAGGCCCAACACTAGGCTTCTTAGATGAGGCCGCTGGAGTGGGTTCTGGTGCGTTATCTGCCCTGCAGGGA